TCATCTAGTGATGTAATTTTAGAAACTAAAGTTTCAGATAAAGATTTTTTAATTAAAGGTAATGATGGTGGAAGCACTATAACAGCTTTAACTTTAGACATGTCCGCTGCAGGTAAAGCTACATTTAATAGTGATGTAGTTGTTGGTGGAGATCTTACAGTATCAGGTGATGATATTGTTATGGCTACAAATACTGCAGGTAATTTATTAATTGCAGATGGTACAAATTTTAATTCAATAGCAGTAGGTTCATTATCAGAAATATCTACAGTTGCTAATGATGATGTATTCTTAGCAGTAGATACTTCAGGTGGTGGTCTTAAAAAGATTGCAAGATCAGCAATAGTATCAGGATTAGCTACATCAGGTGCAATATCAAATGTCGTAGAAGATACAACTCCACAATTAGGTGGTAATCTTGATATGAATGGTGCAGATATTGTAACTACTTCTAATGCAGATTTAGAATTAGCACCAAATGGTACAGGGCATGTAACTGTTAGAGGTAATACAAATCAAGGTACTATTCAATTTAATTGTGAAAATAATAGCCACGGCCAACAGGTAAAAGCTGCACCACACTCAGAAAGTGCTAGTAACGTTTTAACTCTTCCCAGCACAGGTGGTGACGCTAGACTAGTTTCAGCATCTTCAACTGCTACACTTACAAACAAAACTTTAACAGCTCCAAAAATAGCAGACGGTGGTTTTATTGCAGATGCTAATGGAAATGAATTAGTTGTATTTCAAACAACTGGATCTGCTGTTAATGAAATAGAAATTACAAATAACGCTACTGGTAGTAATCCTATTATTGCAGCTACGGGTGGAGATACAAATATTGGTATTGCTCTTACACCTAAAGGCACTGGAGAAATAGTAATCGGTGCAGGTAATTTAAATTATGCCGGTACAGCTATTACTTCTACTGGTGCAGAATTAAATATTTTAGATGGTGTAACTTCAACTGCAGCAGAATTAAATGTATTAGATGGTATTACAGCAGTAGTAGGCGAACTTAACGCTTTAGATATTGGTAGTACAGCTGTTGGAACGGCTGTAGCAAGTAAAGCAGTTATTTTAGATTCAAACAAAGATTATACGGGAATTAGAAATTTTACTATTTCAGGTGAAATAGATGCAGCAACAGGTGATTTTTCTGGAGCTGTTGATGTTGCGGGTGCAACTACAACCGTTGCTATAACTGCAAGTGGAATTATAAAAACAGACGATACTACTGAAGCAACTTCTACGACTGATGGATCACTGCAAACTGATGGTGGTTTATCTGTAGCTAAAGATGGAATTTTTG